ACTGCATCCAGAGTTCGTAAGCATCGAAGCTGTGGGCGCTGTCGAAGGGATCTGATGCGTGATGGCTGTAGGCGCGACCATCATCGAAGAGTTTGACCCCAGCTAGACCAGACGTGCTGTAGGGTGAGAGGTAGCGATTGCTACCTGTGCGCTTGTAGCCGTACTGCTCTAAGAGCGTGTGCATGTCGTAGGCTCCATTCAAGGTATCGATCACGGACGTGCCGTCGCCCTTTGGTCTTGGCTTGCGAGGTGGTTGGAACTCAGGCGCTGCCTTCCACGGACACATATTCTGTAGCTGTGGACGGAATCGGTCCCACTCTCTCCAGAGGGTCAGCAACTGGTGCGGCAACTCTGGCAACCCATCCCAAATAGATTTGCCAGCCCACTCATAGGGACGGCCAGTGTCTGGGTGAATTGATGGTGGTAGGACATCTTGAACGGCTCCAGCGCGAAGCTCGAAGACGACTTCGGTCTTGCGTGGGTCATCCTTGGTTGGCCATGAAATCTTGTGGGTGACAAGATCAGGTGGCGCTTTGAAGAGAAGCTTGCCACGGTTTTCACGTCCCACGATCTGGGGCGCTGAGTTCATGAGATCGCTGAAGTTGATGCCCAGCTCATCGAAGATAATCTTAGTGTGTTCGACATTATCGATGTCGATTGCACATGTGCCTGACGCACTATGAAGTATCCCGACGTTGTGGGTTTCGTTTTTCTCGTAGTATTCTTTTGCTGCCTGTGGATCTGATAGCGCTCGTTCTGGCTGCTGCCAACCGAATCTGGTTGGACCTTTAGAACCCGCTGGTATTGTTACCAGATACCACCCCAGTTTTGAGCAGTAATCTGATATGTTCATTTTGCTTCCTTTAGATACTCAGACAGTTTCTTCCATGTATTAAGACTGATTTGCTCATTGCCATCGGCCACACCTTTTACAGTTGGATGTGACAGACCAGACTTCTCTGCGACGACAGTCAGACGCCTGTCTTGTAAGGCATTTCGGATGTCATCTAGTGGCATTAGGTTTGTCATAATTTATTGCTCCTCACTTAGTGAATTTTTATTTTTTACAAATTCTTCTTTACAGGCTGAAATAATTTCTGTAAACCGATTTTTGTAGAGAGAGAAAAGAAAGGAAATTGCCATGAGCAATATTGACGGTTTAGCCGCTGAATGGTTGGCTATCAAGGCGCAAGAAAAAGAAGTGATCGCGAAGCGCCACGCGATTGAAGAGCAGCTAGTCAAAGCTTTAGAAGCGAAAGACGAAGGCTCGATTTCCCACAAGCTCGAAAGCCACAAGGTGACGCTGACACAGCCAGTTTCACGCAAGGTTGATCCATTGATGTGGGACAAGGTCAAAGACAAAATCCCAGAGCATATGCATCCAGTAAAGACAACTGTGTCTGCTGATGCAGTGGGCTGTCGTTACTTGGCTGAAAAAGAACCAGTGTTATGGCGCAAAGTCGCCAAGGCATTTGAAAGTAAACAAGGCAAAATTGGCGTGAAAGTAGAGGTGCTGTAATGGCCATTGATTTAAAACAACTATCGAAACCAACAGGACAGCGACCTATCATCGCGACCCTGTTTGGTGAAGGCGGCATGGGCAAGACAACTCTTGCCGCCATGTTTCCAAAGCCAGTCTTCATACGGACTGAGGATGGGACAGCAAGCTTGCAGGGTAACGAGGATGTGAGCTTGTTTGATCTTGCGCAGAGCAGTCAGGATGTTCTGGATGCGATTGAGGCATTGGCCACGCAAGAGCATGACTTTAAGACTGTGGTGATTGACAGCATCACTCAGTTGGCAACATTGATCGAAAGCGAGATCGTCGCGGCAGATCCAAAGGCGAAGTCCATCAACCAAGCTGGGGGTGGATATGGTGCAGGGTATGCCACAGCCGCTGAACGTCACCGTCAGGTGCGTGAGTGGGCTGGGTCACTGGCCTACGAGACTGGCATGAATGTGGTGTTCATTGGCCACGCAGATACAGAGACAATGGATCTGCCAGACATGGACCCATATGCGCGGTACACTGTGCGGATGCACAAGCGTAGCATTCCGCATTACACGGACAACGTGGACTTGGTTGGGCTGATCCGACTGAAGACATTTGTCAAAGGAGAGGGCGACAAGAAACGCGCCATCTCAACTGGGGAGCGCGAGATCCTGTGCTTTCCACAGGCGTCAAGCGTCACCAAAAATCGTTTCAACATCGACGAGCCGCTGCCTTTCACGTTTGAAGGCGGCAACCCATTCGCAAACTTTGTAGCTAAGTAAAGGAGATTAACATGGACTTGAATGGATTTAACGCACTGGAAGTAGAGCCACAGACATCAATGGAGCCGCTCCCTGCTGGGTGGTACAAATGTGTGATTTCTGAGACTGAAGAGAAGCCGACCAAGGCTGGGACTGGGTCTTACCTTCAGCTTCAGTTGGATGTGATCGAAGGCCAGTATCAGGGACGCAAGGCGTTTGATCGTCTGAACCTGAAGAACCCAAATCAGACTGCCGTTGAGATTGCGCAGCGTACACTGTCGAGCATTTGCCGCGCGGTGAACGTGCCTAACCCACGCGACAGCTACGAGCTGTGCGACAAGCCACTGATGGTTAAAGTCGCGGTACGCCCAGCGGATGGCCAGTACGATGCGTCAAACGACATCAAGGGGTACGCAGCCTGTGATGCACAGGTAGCAGCACCAGCAGCCGCTGCCACAGCGTCTGTGAACGGAGCAGCAACGCCACCTTGGAAGCGCTGACTTCTGGTCTGTGATGGGGCGCGTGTCGCCCCATTTTATGAACAGAAGGAGAAAGACATGACAGTGCAGAAAATTAGCTTGAAGAAATACTTCGACTACAAAAAGACGCCCAAGGATTTTGAAAAGCCATCGGAAGAGGTGATGGAAATTTTTGATAGGGTCGCTGTGAAGTATGGCTACAAGGAGTTCAAGAAGGATGATTGAGTATATCGCAGTTCACACAGGCGTCGTTATCGTCTTAGCCTTACTTGGAGTTATCTAATGAAGCTTGAGCAGTACATGACCCCAAAGACAATTGAGGCGATCTACCAGCATTACAAAGACAAGCGTAAGGATGAGCATCGCCCACACCTTGGTGGATCTCAGATTGGCAACGAGTGTGACCGTGCATTGTGGTATCAGTTTCGCCACGCATGGTCGCCCAACTTTGATGGCCGCTTGCTTCGCCTGTTCGAGACTGGTGACCGCGAAGAAGATCGCATTGTCTCCAACCTACGCGCGGTGGGTGTGACGGTCTGGGAGAGAGATCCAGAGACAGGCAAACAGGTTAGGTTCGAGGCTTGCGGTGGTCACTTTGCATTGTCCCTTGATGGGGTGGGTGAGGGTTTCGCTGAGAGCAAGAAGCCACATACGCTTGAGTTCAAAACCATGAACGACAAAAACTTCAAGGCCACCAAGAACATGGGGGTCGAGAAGACCAAGCCGATCTACTGGGCGCAGTGTCAGGTTGGTATGCTGCTGTCTGGTTTGGACCGCTGCTACTTCTTTGCTGTGAATAAGAACACGGACGAAATGTATGGTGAGCGGATCAAGCTGAACAAGCGCGAAGCTGAAGCTTTGATTGATCGCGCGGAGCGGATTGTGTTTGCGCAGCAGCCGCCAAGCAGATTGACTGAGGATGCAAGCGACTGGCGCTGCAAGTTTTGCCCATACTTCGCTGTGTGTCAGGGGTGCAAGATCCCAGAGGTTAACTGTCGGACGTGCTGCCATTCAACGCCAGAGCAAGATGGGACGTGGAGCTGCGCGAGGGGCCACAAGATGGAGCCGTGCGAAGAGCATTTGTACATCCCAATGATGATGCCCAAGGACATTGAGATGACCGACGCAGCGGATGACTGGGTTGAATATACGGACTTGGATAGTGGTGAGATTTTCCGCAACAATGGAAACAGCCACGAAATATTTAAGATGAGGATGCAAGATGGGGATGCGTGAAGAGTTACTTCGAGATGCCTTGGAACAGTTTATTGACAGACTGCCTGATGAAATCACCAAGGCTGAAGCTGCTTGGATCATATTCAACGTCGTTGGGTCACGCGACCTACTTGAAGAGTGGGGGTCGATTAGTCGGCTGACCACTGCGAACATTGCAGAGTATTTTTTGCATCAGTCTTTTGGCCCAGAGTTTGAGGCAGCAATGCAGACTGAAGAGTTTCTGCAAAAGATAATGAAGGAGCATAAATCAAAATGACCTTTGAACTGAGAGATTACCAGAGAGATGCAATCGATGGATTGTACAGCTACTGGGCAAACAAGATGGGTGACAACCCACTGATCGTCGCGCCGACTGGGGCTGGTAAGACAGCCATCATTGCGCAGATGATAAAGGATGCCATGAGCTTTCCCAACACTAGGGTGCTGGTTCTAGCGCATGTTAAGGAGCTACTGGAGCAAGGGGCGTCAGGTTTACAGAAGCTGTACCCAGAAGCTGAAGTTGGCTTCTACAGTGCGTCTTTGAAAAAAAAGGATTTAACCAAGCCAATTACATTTGCTGGCATTCAGAGTATATACAGACGTGCATACGACATGGTTCCAGCGCCAGACTTGGTGATCATCGACGAGGCACACATGCTGCCACCTAGCACGACCACACGCTATGGTCGGTTTATCGATGACCTGAAGCAGTGCAACCCAGACGTTAAGATCGTTGGCTTGACAGCTACGCCCTATCGACTGGGGTCAGGGTATCTGCACAAAGGTAAGGGTGCGATCTTTGATGGCATTGCCTACGACATTCCTGTTACGATGCTGATGGATCAGGGATATCTGTCGCCTGTCATCAGTAAGGGTGGCTTGCAGCAGATCGACCTGACCAACGTGAAGAAGCGAGGTGGTGAGTTTGTCGAGAGCGATTTGGCTGTTGCTGCATCTGATCCTGAGTTGGTGCGTAAGACTGTTGAAGAAATTGTTAGGCTTGGAGCCGACCGCAAAAGCTGGTTAATTTTTGCCAGTGGCGTTGACCACGCGCACATGTTGCAAGATGCGTTCTTCGATAATTTGGTTTATTCTGAAGTGTTGACTGGTGAAGACAACCAAAAGGATCGCGCAGCAAAGATCGAAAGATTTAAGAAGGGTGACACACGTTGCCTGATCAACGTGAACGTGCTGACGACAGGGTTTGACGCGCCTAACGTGGATCTGATTGGTTTGGTTAGGGCGACAGCATCCACTGGCCTCTACGTCCAGATCATTGGCCGTGGGACACGTCTGTTCGAAGGCAAAGAAAACTGTCTGGTTTTAGACTACGGCCAGAACGTGGAGCGCCACGGATTTATCGATCAGGTGAATCCATCGAAGAAAGGTGGGAGTGGTGACGATGACGCACCAATCAAGAAATGCCCAAGCTGCCAGCAGCATCTGGCGATTGCTGTTTCGATATGTCCAGCCTGTGGGCATGAGTTTCCACCACCCACACTGAACCACACAAGCGAAAGCTATGATGGCGCGATGATCTCGACACAGGCGCAGATGCCAGAGTGGTTT